GCATACTTTCGTCGCGATAGATGATCGGGGATTCAGTAACATTCACGCCGGAAGTGAATTCAAACAGGGTTCTGGCGTCGTTCTCGTACTGTTTTCCCCAGGCCAGCGCCTTAGCATTAACTTCCGGAGCCACACCGGTGCAAACCTCAGCCAGCAGGGTGTGGAAGTAGGACATTTTCATGTCAGGCCACTTCTTTCCTGAGCGGGGCTTTGCTATCACGTTGTGAACTTCTGAAGCGGTGATGACGCCGAGCCGTAATTTGTGCCATGCATCATCCCCCTGTTCGACAGCTCTCACGTCGATCCCGGTACGCTGCAGGATAATGTCCGGTGTCATGCTGCCACCTTCTGCTCAGTGGCTTTCTGTTTCAGGAATCCAAGAGCTTTCACTGCTTCGGCCTGTGTCAGTTCTGACGATGCGCGAATGTCGCGGCGAAATATCTGGGAACAGAGCGGCAATAAGTCGTCATCCCATGTTTTATCCAGGGCGATCAGCAGAGTGTTAATCTCCTGCATGGTTTCATCGTTAACCGGAGTGATGTCGCGTTCTGGCTGACGTTCTGCAGTGTATGCAGTATTTTCGACAATGCGCTCGGCTTCATCCTTGTCATAGATACCAGCAAATCCGAAGGCCAGACGGGCACACTGAATCATGGCTTTATGCCGTAACATCCGTTTGGGATGCGACTGCCACGGCCCCGTGATTTCTCTGCCTTCGCGAGTTTTGAATGGTTCGCGGCGGCATTCATCCATCCATTCGGTAACGCAGATCGGATGATTACGGTCCTTGCGGTAAATCCGGCATGTACAGGATTCATTGTCCTGCTCAAAGTCCATGCCATCAAACTGCTGGTTTTCATTGATGATGCGGGACCAGCCATCAACGCCCACCACCGGAACGATGCCGTTCTGCTTATCAGGGAAGGCGTAAATTTCTTTCGTCCACGGATTAAGGCCGTACTGGTTGGCGACGATCAACAATGCGATGAACTGCGCATCGCTGGCATCACCTTTAAATGCCGTCTGGCGAAGAGTGGTGATCAGTTCCTGTGGGTCGACAGAATCCATGCCGACACGTTCAGCCAGCTTCCCTGCCAGCGTTGCGAGTGCTGTACTCATCCGTTTTATACCTCTGAATCAATATCAACCTGGTGGTGAGCAATGGTTTCAACCATGTACCGGATGTGTTCTGCCATGCGCTCCTGAAACTCAACATTGTCATCAAACGCACGGGTAATGGCTTTTTTGCTGGCCCCGTGGCGTTGCAAATGATCGATGCATAGCGATTCAAACAGGTGCTGGGGCAGGCCTTTTTCCATGTCGTCTGCCAGTTCTGCCTCTTTCTCTTCACGGGCGATCTGCTGGTAGTGACGCGCCCAGCTCTGAGCCTCAAGACGATCCTGAATGTAATAAGCGTTCATGGATAAACTCCTGAAATTTTGATGTGCGGATCCAGACAGTGCGTTAACTGCATAGTTGTTTGAATGAACTCGCTTGATTAATCAAAATGTTGGATCACACTATGTCTTGCTCAAAATCTGATAAATAAGGTGTCTAGAATGCTGATTGATAAGTTAAAGTCTTCTCCGATGTACCCAACCGCAGAAATGGGTAAGCAATCGAAAAAGAATCATTGGTATGTAAGGGAAAAGGGGAGTGATCAACCGCAAGACCAGACCTGGAGAGCTTGGTGGGAATCTCGCTCGCTTGGCAAAGGCCATATCAATTGGAGATCTACATGCGTAGCAGAAAATGTACTCGATCCATTCAATCCGCCATCTCGGTTTGAGGTTGATTTCAAAGCCCCTGATGGGAGTATCTACAACCTTGAATTTGCTTTGGCTCCACACGGCCCAAACAAGTGAGTAGTTAGTGGCTCAGACCACCGCCAGTACCATTCAGGTAAACCTCCACGAGCAAATCTTTTGTGTACGTTCGTTCGATGCCGCGATGCAAGTAAAGCCGACCGCGCAAATTAGCTGATGCCGTCCAGGTACCATCTTTGTGTTTAACCAGCATACCTGGCCGGACGGCACCGCGATTAACGGTCTGAGTTCCGTAATGTTGATGAACCATAAAAACTCCTGCCCGTAAGCTGGGCTGCTGAACATATAGAGACTTCTGCGCGTATTCAGGCGGTGGATGGCCGCCGGTTGTCATAACTAAGCCGCCTCGTTGAAGCGACTGAGGTATGAAGTGTTGAGTTGATTTCAGCTGGTCACACCGACGTTCACGCGTCCGCTTCACCCCTCGCACTCCCCGGAGCCTGCTGAAATTCAAGCTGCGGATCTAAGCGGTCATCGCAACGGCGAATCAGGTGGTTGCCGTATCGTTGTGTTGTTGCGACATGGTGATAATAGCTATTGCTATTGGTGATATCAATACTTATTGCTATTGATTGATGTATTTTGATATTAACTGTTTGATAGCAAAAGGAATTAATTTTGTGACTTGCATCGCATAGCGATAACTGAAGCGGGGGTTATGGTGGTTTTTTGAACGGTGTGTGATGAGGGGAGGCAAAAGAAAACCCGGCACGACGGCCGGGGAGGGGGGGTCATTTTAATCTATCAAGGAGTGACTCTCTTTCCTTCTTCTCTGATTCTCTTCGGTTTAATAACGCTTTAAACTCTTGAAGCTCAACCATTATTTTATGAACGAATACACTGGTATAGAGAGAAATAAAGAGTAATCCACCTGAAATTTTTAAGACCCTGAAGAGTAGGGCTTGATCATTTGTGCTTGCTATTAACCCCAAGATTACAAACAAAGTTGAAAATACATAGAAAGCTAATAATAAAACCAATTTCAGTCTCTTGGATTTGACTATAGGCACTAATCGCCTAACCTCACTAGGGGTTAAAGACGAGTGGTCATTGGCCTCATTTGCCTTAAAAATGGCTTGTATACAATATGATAATGGCAATTGCATGAGTCCAACCACAGCCCACGGAGCTGTTAGGACAACACCCGGTGTAATATAGCCCAATGCTAACTTGAACAAAAAGTAACCAGCAAAATAGAAGACCAACATACCAATAAGGTGGATGATGTTCGATTTCATTATCGCCCTCCTTTTGGTAGGTTATTTTGCAACCAATTCTCCGGCATCAAGTTTTGAGAACAGCCACTTATGCATTTTTAAGAATAAATCATTTTCATCAATAATGCCATTGTTATGTTCAACGCTAATTTTTCCGGATAATTTTATCTCTTTTCCCGTTATTTCCCCACCGCCTTGAAGTTTGATGCTAATATCATCCTCATCTAGATGTCGTAGTGAGGTAGCAATACTGTCTATAACAGCTTGACCGCTATCATTTGTTTTTCTGAAGTATGTAATCTCGAGGCTTACTTGTAAATTGGCCTCATCTAATGAATCTTTAATGTTTATATCATTTGCCCAGTTATCGCCAAAAAATGCTTTTAGTAGCGCACCTCCTTTCCCTATTGGGCGGTATTTTATTGTCTTCACCGAACCATTTGAAAAGGAGGGTGTTTGGTTCTCTGAATTTTTAACTTCTGAAGTAATGGGTAATCCACCAATTTTTATGCTCTTGGCTGGTGCTTTCTCCATTTTTTTCATCGTTTCTTCGGATGGCTTATCTTGAAGCATTAACACAGATTCTTTTTCATCTGTGAATGTATTAATTAGCCAATTCAAATGCGCCTCAAGCTCCCTTGCTCGAAGCGATGTGGATTGAACGATCATGACATGGTTGTTTAGTACACCAAAATATAAAATTGAATCTACAAACTCTCTTTTTTTGTCACTACGTTTATCTCCATCAATAATTATATCATTAGACGTGATGGAGTTAATGTCATAAAATTTAACATTATCACTAAGCTCTAATAGAGACTGGCTTTTGTCTTTTTCAAATAAAACCAGTTGCCCAAAAAGTATAGTTTTGTATGTGTCGCTTTTATTTAAGAAACGATACCCCGAATTTTCATCTGAAGGTGTTATTTTTTCTTGTCTACTAAGTACTTTTTCTGCAACGCCGCCCTCACCTATAATACTAAGTAGTATGTTTTGTAATGATGATTTGCTGTGTGGGATTACTGCTTTTTTATAATGAACGACTTTTTGTCTGTTATCTTTCATTGCTATAGTCCAACTAGTATTGAATAAATAAACACAGTTAAAGACATAAAAATTTCTTATAGCTACCGATAACGTAATCGGTAGCTATTACAAATCAACCAAAGGTAATTCTTTACATACTACCTACCCATGCTTCCTGTAGGTCTGCGGCATGCTCCCGATGACTTTCCCAAAAATGAACACCCGGTTCATCTCGTCTTTCTCGATCGGGTCCCACGGTGAGTAGCTCTTGTTATCAGAGATAACCAACAGCTTATCCTTCATCATTTGCAGGCGCTTTACATGGGCTGTGTCGTCGTACAGAAACGCATAGATGCCATCACCGTCGAAAGATTTAACCGTGATATCAACGAACAGCAGATCACCTGGTTCGATTGTTCCTGACATGCTGTCACCACGTACGTTAATGATGCGGATATTTTCCGCCTTCCTGCCATCGAACATGTGACGAGCATCGTCAAACGAGTACTCAACCGAGCGTAGGACTTCTACAAACTCACGGTTGATGACTCCCGGCCCGGCACTCACTTCTATATCAAGAACGTCAATCTTGAAGTATTTGGAATGGTTGACAGTAGGCTTCCCTGATTGTTGACCGTCATTTCTCATCGGGCCTATGCCTGATGAGAGCCACTCTGTTCGAACACCCAATGCATTAGCTATTTCAACAATTTTTGTTGAGCCGCGCGCGTTGCCGCTTGTCAGTCTCCAGATTGTGGGTTGAGCTACGCCAGACGCCTTTGCAAGAGCGCCTTGAGACATCCCAGATTGTTCCATCGCTAGGTTTAAGCGATCAGCAAGAGTTTCTTTTTTCATAAGTTTTAATTTATACGCTTGCGTATTGATGGTCAAAACACGTTTTGCTATTGCCATGGTTAATACGCATTGCTATTATCCATTCATTGTAATACCAATAGGAATTGATAATGACAAATCAAACCATTCAACTCGCAATCAGTATTACAGGTAGTCAAAAACGACTGGCAGATCTATGCGGTGTAGCCCAGCCCACTGTTTGGCGTTGGCTACACGGTGGCGGAATTGATGCCCGCTATGTAATGAAAATTGTCTCAGCCACTGGTGGAAAGATTAAGCCAGCAGATATTCGTCCCGACCTCGCACCATTGTTTAACGCGAGTAATTCTGCCGCCTAATCTGCGGCGTTAACTGATAAGGCGATGATTATGCAACCACTTACATACCAACAGACTAGCGGATTTAGCCCGACTGCGGTGATAAATCGTTCTCAAATAAAACAGGTGCCAGGCCACGAAAAAATTCGTGATGCCGTCCGCGCCTGGTCTGCTGAAGATAATCAGGATGTAGTTGCCGCACTCATTGTGAATGAGTATCGAGCACAGGGCGGCGGCACCATCGATTTTCCTGATGATGTCAGTCGTGCACGCCAGAAGCTGTTCCGCTTCCTCGATAACAAATTCGATTCTGAAAAATACCGAAATAACGTGCGTGAACTGTCCCCGGCAATTCTGGCGGTACTACCGCTGGAATATCGCGGCCACCTGGTTGAGCAGGATAGCTTCATGGCTCGGCTGGCTGAAATGGAAAAGGAACTCAGTGAGGCAAAGCAGGCGGTCATTCTCAACGCACCACGCCACCAGAAACTGAAGGAAATTAGTGAAGGTATTGTGTCGATGTTTCGTGTGGACCCGGATCTGGCTGGTCCATTGATGGCGATGGTTACCACCATGTTGGGGGCAATATGACAGGTTCAGAAATGGCGAAAGCCGGTCTGCGGGAACAGAGCCGACTTTCAGGTGCAAATCGTAACGCACTCATTGCGGAAGGAATTATGGCAAACACTGCTGAGATATTCAATTTTCCAGTGCCGGATGAGGCACAAAAGGAGCGGCGCGTGGCAGATCTCGATGATGGTTATACGCGCATTGCAAATGAGTTGCTGGAAGCTGTGATGCTGGCCGGATTAACACAGCACCAGCTTCTGGTCTTTCTGGCTGTCATGCGCAAAACATATGGCTTTAATAAAAAACTGGATTGGGTTAGCAACGAGCAACTTTCCGAATTAACCGGGATATTGCCGCACAAGTGTTCTGCTGCAAAAAGTGTTCTGGTAAAGCGTGGGATTTTTATTCAGAGCGGGCGGAATACCGGCATTAATAATGTGGTCAGTGAATGGTCAACATTACCCGAATCAGGTAAGAAAAATAAAGTTTACCTGAAAGAGGTAAATTTACCTGAATCAGGTAAAAAAAGTTTACCCAAATCAGGTAAAGACGTTTACCCGAATCAGGTAAACACAAAAGACAAAATAACAAAAGACAAAATAACAAAAGACAATATAAAACCTTATTCGTCCGAGAATTCTGGCGAATCCTCTGACCAGCCAGAAAACGACCTTCCTGTGGTGAAACCGGATGCTGCGATTCAGAGCGGCAGCAAGTGGGGGACAGCAGAAGACCTGACCGCCGCAGAGTGGATGTTTGACATGGTGAAGACCATCGCGCCATCAGCCAGAAAACCGAATTTTGCAGGGTGGGCTAACGATATCCGTCTGATGCGTGAACGTGACGGACGTAACCACCGCGACATGTGCGTGCTGTTCCGCTGGGCATGCCAGGACAACTTCTGGTCCGGTAACGTGCTAAGTCCGGCCAAACTCCGTGACAAGTGGACCCAACTCGAAATCAACCGTAACAAGCAACAGGCTGGAGTGACAGCCGGAAAATCAAAACTGGACCTGACAAACACTGACTGGATTTATGGGGTGGATTTATGAAAAACATCGCCGCACAAATGGTTAACTTTGACTGTGAGCAGATGCGCCGGATCGCCAACAACATGCCGGAACAGTACGACGAAAAGCCACAGGTACAGCAGGTAGCGCAGATCATCAACGGTGTGTTCAGGCAGTTACTGGCAACTTTCCCGGCGAGCCTGGCTAACCGTGACCAGAATGAACTGAACGAAATCCGCCGCCAGTGGGTTCTGGCTTTCCGGGAAAACGGGATCACCACAATGGAACAGGTTAACGCAGGAATGCGCGTAGCCCGTCGGCAGAATCGACCATTCCTGCCATCACCCGGGCAGTTTGTGGCCTGGTGCCGGGAAGAAGCATCCGTTAACGCCGGGCTGCCAAACGTCAGCGAGCTGGTTGATATGGTTTACGAGTATTGCCGGAAGCGTGGCCTGTATCCGGATGCAGAGTCTTATCCGTGGAAATCGAACGCGCATTACTGGTTGGTTACCAACTTGTACCAGAACATGCGGGCCAATGTGCTGACTGACGCGGAATTACGGCGCAAGGCTGCCGATGAACTGACCTGTATGACAGCGCGAATTAACCGTGGTGAGACGATACCTGAACCAGTAAAACAACTTCCTGTTATGGGCGGTAGACCTCTAAATCGTGCACAGGCTCTGGCGAAGATCGCAGAAATTAAAGCTAAGTTCGGACTGAAAGGAGCAAGTGTATGACGGGCAAAGAGGCAATTATTCATTACCTGGGGACGCATAAGAGCTTCTGTGCACAGGACGTTGCCGCGGTAACAGGCGCAACCGTAACCAGCATAAATCAGGCTGCGGCTAAAATGGCGCGGGCAGGAATCCTGGTCGTTGATGGTAAGGTCTGGCGAACGGTGTATTACCGGTTCGCTACCAGAGAAGAACGGGAAGGAAAGGTGAGCACGAATCTGATTTTTAAGGAGTGTCGCCAGAGTGCCGCGATGAAACGGGTATTGAGGGTATATAAAAGAACATCAATGGGTACACAATGATGAAACAGGTGAGTTGAGTTCAAACTGTAGTACAATTCTCTCCAGTTTGAACAGGAAAGAATATTCTATGAACCCTTATATTTATCTTGGTGGTGCAATACTTGCAGAGGTCATTGGTACAACCTTAATGAAGTTTTCAGAAGGTTTTACACGGTTATGGCCATCTGTTGGTACAATTATTTGTTATTGTGCATCATTCTGGTTATTAGCTCAGACGCTGGCTTATATTCCTACAGGGATTGCTTATGCTATCTGGTCAGGAGTCGGTATTGTCCTGATTAGCTTACTGTCATGGGGACTTTTCGGCCAACGGCTGGACCTGCCAGCCATTATAGGCATGATGTTGATTTGTGCCGGTGTGTTGGTTATTAATTTATTGTCACGAAGCACACCACATTAAAAATAATTTGTTTCTAAACGACTAAAATATGGAGGCTCTTATATTTATATGAGCCTCGTTTTATGCTTTTTGTTAATGTCTTTATTTTTTTATGTATTCTTTTGTGCTTTCAAGATTATGGCGTAAGAAAATTGCAATACGATTATTGTTGTATATTCAAGATAATGTGACCTTAATTGTCTTTTTAAATAAAAATTAAACAAAAATTATATCCCACCACTAAGGTTTATAAAAGCATACGTTAGCAGGTGTCACCATGAAAAAAGCCATAGCATATATGCGATTTTCATCACCAGGTCAGATGTCTGGCGACTCATTAAACCGACAGAGAAGACTTATTGCTGAATGGTTAAAGGTAAATAGTGATTATTATCTTGATACCATAACATATGAAGATTTAGGATTAAGTGCATTCAAAGGAAAGCATGCACAATCAGGAGCTTTTTCGGAATTTTTAGATGCTATAGAGCATGGTTATATATTGCCAGGAACTACATTGTTAGTTGAAAGTCTGGACAGACTTTCAAGAGAAAAAGTCGGTGAAGCGATTGAACGTCTGAAATTGATTTTGAATCACGGTATTGATGTTATAACTCTTTGCGACAATACAGTCTATAATATTGACTCTTTGAATGAGCCATATTCATTAATAAAAGCCATACTTATAGCACAAAGGGCAAATGAAGAAAGCGAGATAAAGTCAAGTCGGGTTAAATTATCATGGAAGAAAAAACGGCAGGATGCACTGGAATCAGGTACGATTATGACGGCGTCTTGTCCGAGATGGCTCTCCTTAGATGACAAAAGAACGGCTTTTGTTCCAGACCCCGACAGGGTGAAAACTATTGAGCTAATTTTTAAACTCAGGATGGAAAGGCGCTCATTGAATGCAATAGCCAAGTATTTAAATGATCATGCTGTAAAGAATTTCTCAGGAAAAGAAAGTGCATGGGGACCTTCTGTAATTGAAAAATTATTAGCGAATAAAGCTCTGATAGGTATATGCGTACCTTCATATCGTGCAAGAGGGAAAGGGATAAGTGAAATCGCTGGCTATTATCCCAGAGTCATATCAGATGATTTGTTTTACGCTGTACAGGAAATTCGGTTGGCACCTTTTGGTATTAGCAATAGTAGCAAGAATCCTATGCTAATAAATCTACTTCGAACAGTTATGAAGTGTGAGGCTTGTGGTAATACCATGATTGTTCATGCGGTATCTGGAAGTTTGCATGGCTATTATGTTTGTCCGATGAGAAGATTACATCGATGTGACAGGCCATCAATAAAAAGAGATTTGGTTGATTATAATATCATTAATGAATTGCTTTTTAATTGTAGCAAAATTCAACCAGTTGAAAACAAGAAAGATGCTAATGAAACTTTAGAGTTAAAAATTATTGAGCTTCAGATGAAAATTAATAATTTAATCGTTGCATTGTCTGTCGCGCCTGAAGTTACCGCTATAGCAGAGAAAATAAGACTATTAGATAAGGAATTACGAAGGGCTTCGGTATCATTGAAAACTTTGAAGAGTAAAGGTGTAAATTCATTCAGTGATTTTTATGCTATTGACTTAACCAGTAAAAATGGACGAGAGTTATGCCGTACACTTGCCTATAAAACATTCGAAAAAATCATAATTAATACGGATAATAAAACCTGTGATATCTATTTTATGAATGGCATTGTTTTTAAACACTATCCTTTAATGAAAGTAATATCCGCCCAGCAGGCGATAAGTGCTCTCAAATATATGGTTGATGGTGAGATTTATTTCTAAATAATGATCTCGGATTTTAAGTTATGCTATGATGATAAAGTGCAAGACAGAATTAATTATCTTTAACGAAACTTAATGGGTAATTACTTTGTTTGCTCCCACAAGCGAGTTTTGTACGGCTGTATTGGGGTAGTAAATGAGCTATACAATCTTAATCATTTGTTAGGTGAGAACTCTTGGTCGCAGATTCAAATACTGAAAATACGTGACAAATTATTATGAGCAAAATGGTGTATGTCACGTATTTTGAATGGTAGGTTAAAAAATAACACCGACTTTCGTAGGTATTACTAATAATAAAGCAGAGTTTTTAGATAGTATCAATGTGCTTTGTGTATATTGTGGCAAATAATTGGGTTGGGGGTACAATTGTGATTGCTTTTGCATGAACATTGCGCCTTTATGCATAATGAGATAAAGGAATATCAAATAAAATAACGATAGGTCATAACAAAGAGGTTTTTATGAAAACACTTATCGTTTCAACTGTATTGGCATTCATAACATTTTCTGCGCAGGCTGCAGCATTTCAGGTCGCTAGTAATGAAATAAAAACAGGAGAGCAACTTACAACGTCTCATGTCTTTTCTGGATTTGGGTGTGAAGGTGGTAATACATCGCCCTCATTAACCTGGTCTGGTGTTCCTGAAGGTACCAAAAGCTTTGCCGTAACTGTATATGATCCAGATGCACCTACAGGCAGTGGTTGGTGGCATTGGACTGTTGTTAATATTCCAGCAACAGTAACATATTTGCCCGTTGATGCAGGGAGACGTGATGGAACAAAACTGCCGACTGGTGCTGTTCAAGGCCGAAATGATTTTGGCTATGCTGGGTTTGGTGGCGCATGTCCTCCTAAAGGAGATAAACCACATCATTACCAGTTTAAAGTATGGGCTCTAAAAACTGAAAAGATTCCTGTAGATTCTAACTCCAGCGGAGCGTTAGTTGGTTATATGCTTAATGCTAATAAAATCGCAACCGCTGAGATAACACCAGTTTATGAGATAAAGTAGGGTGAGAGTATGCTGGCAAGAGGTAAGACTAACTTAAAGATCGAAGAAATACGGATGCATAAACATCATGAGATTCATAGGGTTAAGCCTCTTATGCCAGCTTTGTGTCGTATCCGTCAGGGAAAGAAAGTTATCAATTGGGAGACGCATACTTTAACTGTTGATAATAATCAAATAATATTATTTCCTTGTGGTTATGAATTTTATATTGAGAATTATCCTGAAGCAGGGCTTTATCTTGCAGAAATGCTTTACTTACCCATTGATTTAATTGAGAGTTTCCAAAAACTTTATACGGTAACTGATCAAATACGTAACAAAACAAGTTTCTTTTTACCTCAGAATCCTGAGTTAATATATTGTTGGGAGCAACTAAAAACATCTGTTTCCCGAGGCTTCTCAACTAAAATTCAGGAGCACTTAGCAATGGGCGTTCTACTTTCGTTAGGAGTGAATCATGTTAATCATTTACTTTTATCATATAGTAAACAATCATTGATAAGTCGTTGTTATAACCTGCTGCTATCCGAACCCGGCACAAAATGGACAGCAAACAAGGTTGCTCGATATCTCTACATTTCTGTTTCTACATTACATCGCCGTCTAGCAAGCGAGGGGGTAAGTTTCCAAAGTATACTGGACGATGTGAGGTTAAATAATGCGTTGTCTGCTATACAAACGACGGTAAAACCTATAAGCGAGATTGCCAGAGAAAATGGTTATAAGTGTCCTTCGCGTTTTACTGAAAGATTTCATAATCGTTTTAATATAACACCAAGAGAGATAAGAAAAGCTTCCAGAGAGTAAAAGTGTTTTAAGAAGGAGCAATTCTATCGATTTTGATTTTGGGAAATCAACACGGCATAATTATGTCACCGGAGCCTGAACAACTCCGGTGACTTCTGCGCTAAACGGGGACGTTTATGCGCACATACAATCCAAACTCTCTTCTCCCTTCACAGATGCAGAAATGCACCTGCAATTCTTTGCATCTAGCGTTTGACCTCTGCGGAGGTGAAGCGTGAACCTCTCACAAGACGGCATCAAATTACATCGCGGCAACTTCACCGCTATCGGTCGGCAGATCCAGCCTTATCTGGAGGAGGGCAAATGCTTTCGCATGGTGCTTAAACCGTGGCGTGAGAAACGCAGTCTTTCCCAGAATGCACTCAGCCACATGTGGTACAGCGAAATCAGTGAATACCTCATCAGCAGGGGTAAAACGTTCGCCACTCCAGCTTGGGTAAAAGATGCTCTCAAACACACATATCTCGGTTATGAAACCAAAGACCTGGTTGATGTCGTAACCGGTGATATCACCACTATCCAGTCGTTACGCCATACCTCCGATCTTGATACCGGAGAGATGTATGTCTTCCTGTGTAAGGTTGAAGCCTGGGCGATGAATATTGGTTGCCATCTGACTATTCCGCAGAGCTGCGAGTTCCAGCAGCTCCGTGACAAGCAGGAGGCGTAATGGCTACACCGCTTATTCGTGTCATGAACGGACACATCTACAGAGTATCAAATCGTCGTAAGCGTAAGCCTGAGCTGAAGCCATCCGAAATACCAACACTGCTCGGATATACCGCTAGCCTGGTTGATAAAAAATGGTTGCGACTGGCAGCAAGGAGGAATCATGGCTGATTTGAGAAAAGCAGCGCGTGGTCGGGAATGCCAGGTAAGAATCCCTGGCGTATGTAATGGCAATTCTGAAACGTCTGTACTGGCACATATCCGGCTGGCTGGATTGTGCGGTACCGGTATCAAACCGCCAGACCTGATTGCCACCATTGCATGTTCTGCCTGCCACGACGAAATCGACCGTCGCACGCATTTTGTTGACGATGGATATGCAAAAGAATGTGCGCTGGAAGGTATGGCGAGAACACAGGTTATCTGGCTGAAAGAGGGGGTAATTAAGGCGTGAATATTTACTGCATCACACTACCCTGGCCGCCGAGCAATAACCGCTATTACCGCCATAATCGCGGGCGCACACACATCAGCGCAGAAGGGCAGGCATACCGCGATAACGTCACCCGAATCATTAAAAACGCAATGCTGGATATCGGCCTGGCTATGCCAGTGAAAATCCGTATTGAGTGCCACATGCCGGATCGCCGTCGCCGTGACCTGGATAATCTGCAAAAAGCCGCTTTTGACGCACTCACCAAAGCAGGTTTCTGGCTGGATGATGCTCAGGTCGTTGATTACCGCGTTGTGAAGATGCCTGTTACCAAAGGTGGGAGGCTGGAACTGACCATCACCGAAATGGGGAATGAATGATGTTTGAGTTTTATATGGCAGAACTTCTTCGCCACCGCTGGGGGCGTCTGCGATTATATCGTTTCCCCGGTTCTGTTTTGACCGATTACCGAATACTGAAGAATTACGCCAAAACCCTGACAGGAGCAGGAGTATGAAGTCAGAGATAACAATCAACTAATACTGTTTTGTTGATTTTTGCTTGTAATTGGCGTTCTGGTCTGATTTTTGTGGAGTAAGTTGATGCGTGATATTCAGATGGTTCTTGAGCGTTGGGGAGCGTGGGCGGCTAATAATCATGAAGATGTGACCTGGTCGTCCATTGCCGCCGGTTTTAAGGGATTAATTCCTTCAAAAGTAAAATCTCGCCCACAATGTTGTGACGATGACGCGATGATCATTTGCGGGTGCATGGCCCGTCTGAAAAAGAACAACAGCGATTTGCATGATTTATTGGTGGACTATTATGTCGGCGGCATGACTTTTATGGCGCTTGCACGTAAGCATGGGCGATCTGATTGTTGGGTTGGCAGGATGCTCCAGAAAGCTGAGGGCGTAGTGGAGGGTATGCTGATGGTGTTGGATCTCCGATTGGAGATGGATGCTGATTGTTCGAAATAATTAAAGGAAAAGTTGCTGTCTGATTGTCATTAGTCTAACATTTTAAATGTTGGAATCGCAACGTAGTTATTATCATATAACAGCTTGTTTCCTGATTTAGCCAGCCTCCCCAAAGGCTGGTTTTTTTCTAATAAGTATTATTTCGGGTAGGGATTTTATTGTTTAACCCATAATAATTCATTGACATTGAATCCCAACTTTTGAGCGGTTCGCGCATAGTCTGCTTTTACTTTATCTGGAATAGTTGGGGTCCTTGCCAGAATCCATAGGTATTCTCTGTTCGGACCACTGACAAGAGCATACTTATACTCATCATCCAGTTTGATTACATTATAGCCACCATAGAAGGGGCCAAAAAACGAAACCTTCAACGCTGCAGTTTTAGTATCTCCAGTAAAGTATGCTTTACCTTCGCTCTCGCTCCATTTATTTTTCGTTGGATCGTATCCACGGTTAAGTACACGAATCCCTCCGTCGTTCCGTTTTCCATAAGTAGCGCTGACCTGTTCCAGACCACGTTCGAACCGGTTCTCGAGGCGAGCTATTTCATACCATTTTCCGAGGTAGCGGTTGGCGTCAAAATTTGTAATCGGCTGCACACCTTTAGGTGGTGTCGGGGCCTTACATGCTATAAGAGTGAAAGAGAGTGCAATGCCAGTCAACACAGGCCATAACTTCATAATAAATCCTGTACTTTTGATAGTTGAGAGTAAGTATGAAAGATAGATGATTACGACCGATCACTTAAAGAACTTTCATACTATATTAGGAATAGTCCATAACAGAAAAATTGTCAGTGATGACGCCAGAAAGGCAATTTATTCCGTGCACTACACAGTTTATGTGTTAATGAATTAGTCAAGGGGGAGAATATGATAAAAAAACCTGTGATTGGAATCAGCGGTTGTTTGGCCGGTTCTGCTGTTCGTTTTGATGGTGGTCACAAAAGAGCTGACTTTTTAATGGACAAATTAGTGGAATGGGTAACATTCAGACCAGTATGTCCGGAAATGGCTATAGGGCTGCCAGTTCCGCGTCCTGCTCTACGTCTTGTGCGCTCGACGCAAGGAAATATACGGATGTGTTTCAGCTACGACCAGAATGAGGATGTGACAGAGAGAATGACAGAGTTTAGTCGTTCTTATATGGACAAATTAAAGGATGTATCGGGGTTTGTGGTTTGTGCTAAATCTCCCAGCTGTGGCATGGAGCGCGTGCGTGTCTATGATGAAAATGGTAATCGAGGTCGTAAAGATGGAGTGGGACTATTTACGAGCACTTTGATGGAAAAGTTTTCCTGGCTACCGGTTGAAGAGGATGGGCGATTACATGATCCAGTGCTTCGTGAGAATTTTGTTGAAAGAGTTTTTGCTTTGCATGAGCTCAATCACCTTTACAAGGAGAAATTATCAAGAAGAGAGTTATTAGCTTTTCATAGTCGTTATAAGCTTCAGTTGTTGGCGCATAGTCAGGCAGGCTATAAAGATATGGGACCATTTGTGGCTGCAATACACGAGTGGGCGGACCTTGAATCATACTTTGAGGTGTATCGTGATAAGCTGATGGCGATTCTCAGAAAACCTGCATCACGTAAAAATCACACGAATGTGCTGATGCATATACAGGGGTATTTTAGTAACTACTTAAGTACACGCCAGCGTAAAGAGTTGAGTGAGGTTATACTTAACTATCGTTCTGGCACATTGCCTCTTCTTGCGCCGTTGACTCTGCTGAAGCATTATCTGGGTGAGTATCCTAATGATTACTTGCTTACACAGAATTACTTCGATCCCTATCCGGACGAACTGGCTCTAAGACTGATGGTAAATTAATTGTATGCGATATCATCCAAAAGAATGAGTTCCTGCATGCAGGATATTTACAATCGTAAAAACTACACTATGATACCCAGAGTGTCAGTTTGTATAAAAACTCTGTTTACGCTGAAGAAACCATTGAGATGCAACTTAAAGTTGGTAAACATGTCAGTCAAAATATATAATATTATGATTCCACGCAGCTATATATAATATAACAGATTGGTTTAATAATTTGTCTTTGTGAGTTAAATACATAATTTTATACTTGTGATGCAATGAGATTTTCCTTATTGTTGAACTGGCGAATATTGATTTTCCACCTATACTTACCTGGTGTAACCCCAATGATATCAGGTGGATAATATGCCATACATATGTTCTATCATTTTGGTGTTGAACTCGTTTGATGTCCGAATTGGTAAAGAAGATATTTTGTTTAAAAAAGGAAGTGCTGTTCTCATTGATTACAATTTAAAAGATTTTTTTTCACCAAATATAGATCATGTAATGATCGTAGATGTTGAAGAGAAAACAGTTAATGATTTCTTTAAAAGCAACACACTCTCACCTTTTTCTGTAAGAAGGTTTTATCCGGCATACTTGATGGTGGAATGTGAAGATTTTTCATTGTTAAAGAACTTGATTGCATGCTTGAATTGTGATGGCAGAACTGTGGATGTTGTTAGAAATCAAATATCACTTGCATGTCTTGCTATCTTATCTTCAGAGAAAATAGTGCAAAGTTTTTTATTTGGATGTCTTAATAGTTTAGGAAGTAAAGTTAAGGCTATTATTCACACGGATATATCTGCAGCATGGAGACTTTGTGATATATCTTCAAGGCTGTATCTGAGTGAAAGTCTGTTAAAAAGAAAATTAAAGCACGAAGGCTTATCATTTAGTAAATTAATTCTTGAAGAGCGAATGGTGATGGCGGAAAGGTTATTAAGCTACAATTTATATTCTGTTGGAAAAGTTGCTGAGATATGCGGTTATGAAAACACGTCATATTTTGTAAGTGTTTTCAGAAGATATTTTGGTGTTCCTCCCCATCAATATTCATCAAGATTTTTTTTAGAAAAAGAAATGATGTAACGTGATGCGTTTTAATGATTTTGTGATTTTCGTATTTGATAATTGTATGATGCTTTCAGCTACGCCAGAATAATCGCTGGCGTTTTTCTTTTTGAATAGATGTTCAAGCCTTACGCTAATGTAACTTCTATACCTTTCCCTCTTCGTTCCGAACCGTGTACACCATCCGTTATTTGCGGAGGTGAGGCTATGAAATCCATGGACAAGTTAACAACGGGCATTGCCTACGGCACCTCCGCAGGCAGTGCTGGCTACTGGTTTTTACAGTGGCTTGATCAGGTCAGTCCATCACAGTGGGCTGCTATTGGTGTGCTGGGAAGTCTGGTTCTGGGCTTCCTGACTTATCTGACAAATCTGTACTTCAAAATCAGAGAAGACAAGCGTAAGGCTGCGAGAGGTGAATAATGTCGCCATCATTACGCAAGGCTGTTGCAGCTGCTATTGGTGGTGGGGCTGTTGCCATAGCGTCTGTGCTTATCACTGGTCCGAGTGGTGACGATGGTCTGGAAGGTGTCAGCTACATACCATATAAAGATATCGTTGGCGTATGGACTGTATGTTACGGGCACACCGGAAAAGACATTATGCTCGGTAAAACGTATACCGAAGCAGAATGCAAAGCCCTCCTGAATAAAGACCTTGCCACTGTCGCCAGACAAATTAACCCGTACATCAAAGTCGATATACCGGAAACAACGCGCGGCGCTCTTTACTCGTTCGTCTATAACGTGGGCGCAGGCAATTTCAGAACATCTACTCTTCTTCGCAAAATAAACCAGGGCGATATCAAGGGCGCATGTGACCAGCTACGTCGATGGACATACGCTGGCGGTAAGCAATGGAAAGGTCTCATGACTCGTCGTGAGATTGAGCGTGAAATCTGTTTGTGGGGTCAGCAATGAACAGAGTAACCGCGATTATCTCCGCTCTGGTTATCTGCATCATCGTCTGCCTGTCATGGGCTGTTAATCATTACCGTGATAACGCCATTACCTACAAAGCCCAGCGCGACAAAAATGCCAGAGAACTGAAGCTGGCGAACGCGGCAATTACTGACATGCAGATGCGTCAGCGTGATGTTGCTGCGCTCGATGCAAAATACACGAAGGAGTTAGCTGATGCGAAAGCTGAAAATGATGCTCTGCGTGATGATGTTGCCGCTGGTCGTCGTCGGTTGCACATCAAAGCAGTCTGTCAGTCAGTGCGTGAAGCCACCACCGCCTCCGGCGTGGATAATGCAGCCTCCCCCCGACTGGCAGACACCGCTGAACGGGATTATTTCACCCTCAGAGAGAGGCTGATCACTATGCAAAAACAACTGGAAGGAACCCAGAAGTATATTAATGAGCAGTGCAGATAGAGCTGCCCATATCGATGGGCAACTCATGCAATTATTGTGAGCAATACACACGCGCTTCCAGCGGAGTATAAATGCCTAAAGTAATAAAACCGAGCAATCCATTTACGAATGTTTGCTGGGTTTCTGTTTTAACAACATTTTCTGCGCCGCCACAAATTTTGGCTGCATCAACAGTTTTCTCCTGTCCAATTCCCGAAACGAAGAAGTGATGGGTGATGGTTTCCTTTGGTGTTACTGCTGTCGGTTTGTTTCCAACAGTAAACGTCTGTTGAGCACATCCTGTAATAAGCATTGCCAGAGCGGCAGAAAACAACATTTTTTTCATCTTATTATCCTGCATTGTTAAAAACGGCAGAATCCTATGTGACAACAATTAAACGATAGTTAAATGGATTGATGAAAATTAAAACTATATAGGTGGATGCTCAGCCTATTGGAGGAGGGGGGCACTCAGAATCCTGTGGAATGAAATAAACCGCTCTATCTGTCCATTACCCTTTTAGCTGCGCTGTATCGTCGCCGTATTCCCGCATTAACCATGACCGTAGCCCGACGGGGAATTCCTTCTGCGTGAGTGTGCGGGAATAATCAAAAACGATGCACACCGGGTTTTACTGTGCTGACAGACGCAGGGTTACCCTCATAGTCGCTTTTCCGGTGCGATGGTGGAAGAAACCGGGATGTTTATTCATCATCACTTTGGATTGATGTATATGCTCTCTTTTCTGACGTTAGTCTCCGACGGCAGGCTTCAATGACCCAGGCTGAGAAATTCCCAGACCCTTTTTGCTCAAGAGCGATGTTAATTTGTTCAATCATTTGGTTAGGAAAGCGGATGTTGCGGGTTGTTGTTCTGCGGGTTTTGTTCTTCGT